GGGCACCCTAGCTTCTGTGCATTCTGCGGTAGTTCATTCGAGTTTACTATTAACATGGATGAGGAGGGATTAGATGAAGAAGGGAACTAGGGTATATGTCGAGTTTGACGACATCACTGCATCGCTACACTCGGACAATGACCTTGAATGCGTAGTGGCCCAGGTGTGTGGTTGGGTTATATCAGATACGAAGAGGTATCTAAAGCTTGCAACATGCCGGTACAAAGACGGATGCGACTATAAAGATAGGATAACAGTACCTCAGGGGTGTGTGATTAAGAAGGAGAAGCTGTAGCCACAAAGACCCTTGACCAAAAGAAACAAATATGTAACATTGTAGCGATGAGCAATATAGGAAGACCAACCAAATATACACCGGAGCTGCTAGAGAAGGCGCATGAATACCTGGATAGGTGGGAAGAGCTGGGGGACTACATCCCACAACTAGCAGGTATGGCACTCCACTGCGACATATCAACAGAGACAGTACAGGAATGGAAGAAGGACTCAAAGAAGAACGAGTTTTCTGTACTATGCGCGAGGGTGCTACTCATGCAACAGAGAGTACTGATTAATAAAGGGTTATCGCGTAAGGCCGATGCCAGTCTATCAAAGCTGTTACTGATGAAGCATGGTTACAGCGAGAAGCAAGAGGTGGATGTATCATCAAGCGATGGCTCTATGTCACCCACACGCATCGAACTTGTTGCCCCGGACTCGGCAGAAGATTGAAAAACACTAGCAAAATTAACACATGCCCACCGGGTGGATAAAACGAATGAGCGAAACCGTTAAAGTTGAGTTGCCACCAGCACTAATCCCCGTATTTGCCAAAAAGTACCGCTATCGTGGTGCCTATGGTGGACGAGGAAGCGGCAAGTCGTACAACTTCGCCAAGATGCTTGCCATTCGTGGCTACCAGCAAAAGATGAAGATACTCTGCGCCCGTGAGCTGCAGAACAGCACCAAGGACTCTGTGCACTCCGAGTTGGTATCAGCCATTGAATCTGAACCCTGGCTCGCTGCTAACTACACCTGGGGGGAGAGCTACATCCGGGGTAAGAACGGCACCAGCTTCATATTCAAGGGGCTGCGGCATAACGCCAAAGAGATCAAGTCAACATCTGATATTGATATCTGTTGGGTTGAAGAGGCAGAGGCGGTATCTGAGCAAAGCTGGTCTGTGCTGGTTCCAACAATCAGAAAGGCAGGCTCCGAGATATGGATGACCTGGAACCCTGAAGACTCTGGCAGCGCAACCAATAAGCGATTCATTGTCAACCCCCCGGAGAACTCCCACATCGTACTTGCCAACTATAACGATAACCCCTGGTTCCCGCTTGAGCTTGAGGCAGAGCGCAGGCATGACTACAAGTACCGGCAGGACACATACGCGCATATTTGGGATGGAGAGTGCCTGGAGATCACGGAAGCCCAGGTTTTCAAGGATAAGTACCGCGTAGATGAGTTTGATACCGACGGATTTGATGGGCCTTACTACGGATGTGACTTTGGGTTTGCACGAGATCCGACCACAGCGATTGAATGCTGGATATCTAATGACACCCTGTATATTAGACGAGATTGCGGTAGGGTAGGACTAGAGCTAGACGATACAGCCAATTACATTGCCGACCGCATGCCAGAGATTAATAAGCACATCATTCGTGCGGATTGTGCAAGACCTGAGTCTATTAGCTATCTGAAGCGGCACGGATTGCCAAAGATGGTGGGCGTGAAGAAGTGGGCGGGTAGTATCGAGGATGGCATCGAGCACATGAAGTCATACAAGGAGATTGTCGTACACACAGACTGCGTGGAGACACTCAAGGAGCTTAGGCACTACAGCTACAAGGTTGACAAGCGTAGCGGCGACATAATGCCAGTCATCGTGGATCAATGGAACCACTACATCGACGCAATACGGTATGCGCTGGTGCCCATAATGCGTAGGCCACAGGAACCAATGATTAGGCAATTATGATCTACGTCTCTTTAGTTCGTCGGTAATGTCGCGTGGGTTGCTTCCTATGATTATCCCCCACTCCCATATCAACTGGTCAACGGTCGGCACACAGCCTGTTTTTTCTTCGTATGACTCAATTGCGGCGCGCATAGCAGCACGAATCTCAAGCACTTCTTCAGGTGTTGGTTCGGTAAGCAGTTCGCGCAATACACCAGCCTGAACTTGGATTTCGCCGTGTAAGTGGAATTTATGTTTCATGGTTTTTTCCTTCCTTTGGTTATAAAGTAGACCTTGCCCCGAAAAAGGAAAGCATTAATTTCAATTATTTCAGCTTATTTTCACACACCAACTATACCGCTGCCGCACGATCCTTTTTGTGGCTTGACTTTAATCTTACAAACTTGTAACTTCCGTCTATATCTACCCGAAAAAGGAAAGCAGCAGCTACCGCCTATGAAAAATATATTCAGTTTTCGAAAAGAACAGAAAGAAAACCCCATTGGCGGAATGATACCGGTGTCACCCGGACAGGCCGAATGGACACCACGCAACTACGAAGAGCTAGCCAACGAAGGGTATGTGAAGAACAATGTCGCGTTCTCTGCTATCAATCTTGTTGCAACTAACTGCTCACAGGTTAAATTCTCGCTATTCAATGGGGATACACCGGTTGACAGCCATCCCGTATTAGACTTGCTCAATAACCCCAACCCAATGTCAGGCCGTGCTGATTTCATCTATTCTGCCGTTGCTCACAGACTTCTGTCCGGCAATTCGTACATCAACGCGGTTGGTAAAGGCATCGGACAGGACGGCACAGCGCCATCCTACGACTATCTGCCAGTTGAGCTATGGGTTAACCGCCCAGACCGTTACAAGGTGCTCCAGGGTACTGTTGCGCCCGTTGGCGGCTATGAATATAAGCTAAACGGCATAGCAAAGGTGTTCCCTGCGGATCAGGCCTCAGGAAAGTCTAACGTGTTGCATTGGAAGACCTTCCACCCCACTAGCGATTACTATGGGCTGTCACCAATCGAGGCTGCCGCTGTTGGGATCGATATCTATAACGAGTCGCTTGAATGGAATAAGGCATTCTTTGATAATGGTGCCAGGCCGTCTGGCGCGCTGATGTGGAAGGGTGAAGGTAACCTTGACGACGACACCTACAGCAAGCTGAAGAAAGAAGTAGAAGAGATATATTCGGGCAAGTCTAACAATGGTCGGCCAATGGTGCTGGGCCAATTTGATTGGAAGCAATTCAGTCTGTCGCCTAAAGACATGGATTTCATCCAAGCAAAAGACACAACCGCCAAGGATATCGCTCGTGCATTCGGTGTTCCGCCAATTCTTCTTAACATCGGCTCTGATTCCACGTTTGCCAACCAGGCAGAAGCACGCCTTGCGCTGTGGGAGGATACGGTAATCCCAACAATGGGGTCGTTCATCTCTGAGCTTAACCGCTGGCTGACTCCGCGCTACGGTGACGGATTAACCATCAAAGCAGACCTTTCAGATATCTATGCCCTTGAGATTAAACGCCAACGCCAATGGGAGCGTGCAGAGGGTGCCGCATTCCTCACCATCAACGAGAAGCGGTCCCTGGTGGGCTATAGCGAGGTTGAAGGCGGAGATGACGTACTAATTGGATCAACCCAGATACCCCTGACCTTTGACATGCCTGAGAACGACAGCAAGGCATCAGAATCTGGACTAGAATTTAAGCTTTTGGACGGTTCGAGGCGCGCAGAAAAGAGAGAACAATCAATACAAGACCGGCTCATGGCAACCTTGGAACGTCCATTCTCTAAAAAGGTAAACATAATCATCAATCGTTACGTTAAAAAAATGGCGGGTGAGTACGAAAAAGACCCTATGACGAACCCGGATGTGGTGCTTATGGGTATGACCGATGACTTGCGGAAGGTATACGACACGCATTATCGGCGTACCATGCAGACATTCGGTAGTCGTACGCTTGATGGATTGAAGAGCATGGAGCACATGCTGGAAACGAAGGCTGAAAAGGATGTATTTCTGGTTGGCGTTGAGAACTGGATTGAAGATCATGGCGCTCGGGCTGCTCTTGTTGAAGACACGACTAAGAAGCAGATCCGCGAGGGCATCAAATTTGGTCTAGCTGAGAACGCAACCGGCGCACAAATGGCATCTATTATATTTGATAAGGCAGGCGGAGCCGTTGCCAAGAGCCGCAGCGTAGTTATTGCGCGTACAGAGACACACATGGCCGCACAGGCCGCCTCAGTGGCCGCTGTGGACGCAACGGGGCTTGACCTGCAGAAAGTATGGATTGCCGCTGCAGACGAGCGTACGCGCGACTCTCACCTAGATGCTGATTCGGATTCCCATACCGAGCCAATTGCTAAGGATGCATCTTTTCAGGTTGGTCTTGATTCAATGCAGGCTCCAGGGCTCGGAAGCGTTGCCGAGGAGAACATCAACTGCCGTTGTGTGGTAAGTTGGGTGTCACCGGATGAACAATAGTGTTGACAAAATAGGCACAGTTACATAATTGTAACAACGATTAACAGGAGTAGATTATGGATTTGGTTGAATTTAAAGGTGCAGCAGAACACAAAGAGTTCGAGTTTGATATCAAGGCAATGGCGGACGACGGTTCATTCAAGGGTTATGCTGCCGTATATGGCAACATCGATCTGGGCGGGGACATCATCGAACCACTGGCTGCAAAGAAGTCCCTGAAGAGCACAGGCGGAAAGATGCCAATTCTTCGCAATCACTCGGCAAAGATCGAGGATGTTGTCGGCGAGAACATGGTGGGCACAGAGGATGAGGGCGGCTTCTACATCGAAGGCAAGTTTGACCTGTCAAGAGATTCGGGCAGAGACACCTATCAGGCTGTTAAGTTCGCCAAGGACGCAGGCCGCAAGATGGGCCTCAGCATCGGATTCATCCCCAACTGGAAGAAGGTAGATTATATCGAGGGCGTTAGACACCTGAAAGAGATCCATATCATTGAATATTCTGTTGTTGTCTTCCCGATGAACCCGAAAGCACAGATTTCAAGCATCAAATCCTTCTGCGAAGACGCAAGTTCAGAAGAGATTGCACTTAAAAAACGAGAATTTGAACGGGCCTTACGCGATGTAGGCGCAAGTCAAAAAGAACAAAAAGCCGCAGTAGAAGCTATTTTCTTGCAACGCGAAGTGCAGGAAGAAGCAGACGCTAAGGCATCGAGGGAGAACGCGGAATTAGCCGCACTCCTGATTGAGACAGCAAACCGCATCGGAGATAAATAAGATGAGTGAAGTAGTAGGAGTTAAATCTGCACTTGAAAAGCTGGAAGGCGAATTCAAGACCCAGCAGGAAGAAGTAAGCCGCAAGGTTGAAAAGTATGGTGCCGAGAGTGCCGAAGTTAAGGGACTGTTGGAACAGCTCAAGGATGGCCTTGGCGAACAGATGGATTCCATCAAAACCAAGCAGGAAGAAATGGCTGTCGCCATCAATCGTTCCGGCGTTGCCAATGAAGAAGGCAAGCAGGTTGACGAACGCGCTGAAGCCATGCAAGAGTTCATCACCAAAGGCTTTGAAGCTAAGTCCTTGTCCGTAGGTAATGACCCGCAGGCTGGATATTTGGTTACCCCGCAGATGGGCGAAATGTTCGATAAGACTCAGACCGAGTTTTCTCCGCTTCGTCAATTGGCTGAAGTTGTAAGCATTTCCAATGCTGATGCACTCGAACGCTTGGTTAATGCCAAGGGCGGAGTTGGTGCAGGATGGGAAAGCGAAATTGCCACGTCAAGCGACACCGGCGCACCTAGCCTTGAGAAGCAGTACATTGCCACGCATTCGATGCGCGCATCTGTATATGCTACCACCCAACTGCTGGAAGATGCTTCCAACGTTGAATCGTGGATCATGGCTGAAGCTAGCGAAAACTTCGCTTCCTTGTCCAATGCCGCATTCTTCAATGGCGATGGCGTTGGCAAACCGCGTGGTCTGCTGACCTATGCTGCTGGTGACGTTACCCAGGTTGATTCTGGTTCCGCTACCACCTTCACCACTGACGGACTGCTTGAACTGATGGGTACTTTGAAAGCCCCTTACCGTTCTGGCGCGTCCTTCATGGCTAACCGTTCGACCATCTTCCAGCATCTTCTGACGCTGACGGATGCCGAAAACCGTAACTACCTCGTTCCTGACTTCCGCAATGGTCTTCAGTTCCGCCTGGTGGGTACGCCGCTCATGGAAGCAACCGACATGCCTGTTGTGGCTGCCGATGCTCTTGCGCTGGCTTATGGTGACTTCAAACGCGGGTACACGATTGTTGACCGTCAAGGACAGACCGTTCTGCGTGATCCTTACTCTGCCAAGCCCTTCATCGAGTTCTGGATTCGCTCGCGTGTTGGTGGCGATGTTAAGGCCAAAGAAGCAATCGCCCTGCAGAAAATTAGCGCGTAATTAGGAGATAAAACATGCGTGATCTTAATAGCAATATCAAAAGCGTCGTCGGAATCGGCAATGCAACCCTTAGTGCCGATAACACCCCGGCGGCTATTGACCTGCAGGGATTCAATTCTGCACTCGTCGAGTTCGCTGTTGGCGTTGGCGGCATTACGTTTAGCGGCACCAACAAGGTTGAGTTCATCGTTACTCATTCCGACGATGATGCCACCTATACAGCAGTTGCAGACGCTGACGTTGACCTGACCAACTCCAACATCAGTACCGTTGGATCTGGCGGAATCGTCTATAGTCTGATTGCGGCACATGCTGCCGCGACTACTGTAAACGTCGGTTATACCGGCGGTAAGCGTTACCTGAAAGTACTTGCTGACTTCAGCGGCACTCACGGTACCGGCACTCCTGTTGGCGTGCAAGTTGTTAAGGCTCTCCCGGCCGATTCGCCGGTAGCCTAATGGCAAGAGGGGGGATGGGACCGCAAACCTCCCCCTGATTTTTGGAGAATCTTATGATCTACCTAGCAACAAAGCAATTCAGCTATGCAGTTAAGGGCATTAGTGTCGTTACAGTGCCCAGCGGAGAAGTAGACATTGCTGCACTTGGACTTACCGACTGCATCGAGCGACTGCTTGAACTTGGCATGGTTGATGAGATTGGCAGCGGCGCAGAAATAACGAGCAAGGCGGAATTAGTATCTTACGCGGAAAGCGTTGGCATCAAGCTTGACAAGCGCAAGAGCATCAAGAATATGATATCTGAAATCGAGGAAGCGGCAAATGAGCATTAGCGGA